ATCGCCAAAAGAAAAGTATGGTCTGGTGCCGCCAATGGAGCAACACATTTGCAACACTGGTCTGCAGTCACCCAAACCATGCACGGAGGGGCATACGGAGATATCAATAATGGTGCCTTTGTTTTACTCCTTAATGGGCACAGAGGTACTGACAGCAACCCGAGTATACTATCAGCTTCATTCGACCCGGATTCTAAAAAGCATTTTTCTCAAGTGTTTAATACAGATCCCTATAAGATTGAAGAGAAGGGCCACTATCTCTATACATACTATGACGTTCACGCGTCAATAGCAGACGTAATTACAGATCCTACAAAGATAAAGGATGGTGGAGAAGCCTCAAATCAGCCACTAACTGCTGACGATACTGTAAGATGCTTTATTCTTTCTGGGGCTAGGCCGCCTAATACTTTCGATGCCGCCGGTCACTATCCCAACTATGAAAATTTCCAGGAAAGGTATCAAACCTCGAAATCGCCTTATGTGCTTTCTCAGAAATTTGGTGCTTCTCCAGTAAATCTCTTTAGATTTCATGGTCTCGATGACGGTGATCCAAAGGGTGCTAGAGTTAAGATTACAATTGAGAATATCCGAGCGTCTTCAGCAACTTATGATGACTACGGTACATTTGATGTTATAGTTCGTCAACTCAACGATATTGACAAAGACAGAAAAGTTCTAGAAAAATATAGAGCATGTAATTTAGATCCAACTTCTGATAGCTACATTGCCAGAAAAATTGGAGACACTCACATGTTCTATGACTTTGATAGAAGAGAAGGATCTCAAAAGCTTAGAATTGAAGGACTTTACCCGAATGCTTCGTCATATATCAGAGTAGAAGTCCATCCCGATGTAGACGCCGGAATTGTTGAAAAAAGAGCGATTCCCATGGGATTCCGAGGCGCGCCTCACCTTTTGACAAGAGTTGAGTATGATGCCACTAGTGGAGTTACACAGGCGGCAACATCAAAGATGCTCGTGGTTCCTGTGGGCGGAGATTCATCTGATGCTGTTTCAAATGCCGCAAACGGAGTTGAAGCTCAGCGTCCAGGAGAAACCGCCGCAGCTGGAGCTACAGAAGGCTTACGAAGCCGCGGATTAGGTAGGATGGTAGAGCTTCCAATACCAATGCGAGAAAACCTCAAAAAAGCAGGCGGAAAAACTGTTGGTCCTTTTACATGGGGTATGCAGTTTGAGAGGAAGACTAGCGCAACAGATCTGAACTCAGGAAGAACAGTAGATCCAACTGTGCTAAACTTCTTGAAGTTCTTTCCGCAGCATACATCTAGAAGTCCAGCGGCTCAAGTTTTCGACAATGAAGGCACAGCTAAGACAGGGGGCGTGGAGCTTGATTGCGATGTGTTTAACAATAACATTTTCACACTCGAGAGAGTCCAGGTTGTCACTTCATCTGCAGATATTCCAGACTCTACTAAATGGGTTGCGGCATCTTACCAAAGAACAGGTATTAAGAGAACTCTAACCGACAAAGACGGCAAGACCCACTCTGCAGATCATACAAGATTTCTGGATGCTGCAAAGGATTTTGTAACGTCTACTACTAAGAAGTATACGAACTTTACGTTTACACTCTACGGTGGCTTTGACGGAAATAACATCTTCGATAGAGATCGATCAGGTATGACAGATTTCGCAGCCCGCAGAGAAATGGATGATCCTAATCTTAACGGAAAGAATGAGAATACAGTTGCTTCTTACAGAAAGGCAATTGATGTTCTCACAGAGAAGTCAGACACGGACATTCAGCTCTTAGCGGTTCCGGGTCTTAGACATCCATCTGTTTCTGACTATGCAATCGACGCAGTTGAAAATAGATTTGATGCAATGCTTATCATGGATATTGAAGAAGTTGATCTAGACAACATTGTCGTGACGGGTTCCAATATATCTACAGAAGGTCAACTAATATCAGTGGACAATACGGTAAAGAGGCTTCAAGCTAGAAATATCGACACTTCCTTTGCAGCTGCTTACTTTCCGGATGTTATAATACAGGATCCCAACACAAAGACAAACGTTGCAGTGCCACCATCTGTAGTCGTTCTCGGAGGATTTTCCCTGAATGATAAGGTAGGACATCCCTGGTTTGCTCCTGCAGGTTTCACTCGAGGTAAGCTCGGTGCAGCAATTCAGCAGAATGTAAATCTTAACCAGGATAACCTAGACCTACTGTACGGAACGGACATTAATCCTCTGAGATCACATCCTCAAAATGCTGAAGAAGGTATTGTGATTTGGGGACAGAAGACTCTGCTACAGGCTACTAGCGCTCTAGACAGGGTTAACGTGAGAAGATTGCTCATTGACTTGAGAAGAAAAGTTAAGGCCGTCGCTCTTACATTTCTATTCGAACCAAATAGAGAAGAGACACTGTCAAAGTTCGCATCGCAGGTGACCCCGATATTGCAAAATGTCCAGGCCCAAAGAGGTGTTTCTAGATTTAAGGTGCAAATAGACACCTCCACAACAACACTAGCGGATGTTGAAAACAATACAATTCGAGGTAAGATTTTCCTACAACCAATCAAATCTCTCGAATTTGTTGAGCTTTCTTTCGTTGTTCAAAATCAAGGCGCAGATATCTAATGATTAGCGCATACTTAATAGATGCCCGGTACGGGATACAAGGAGTAAATTAAAATGGCAGATACATTAAACGTCTCGGAAATGCTACCCAATAAGTTTGAGCCCAAAAGAAAATTTAGATGGGTTTTTGCCATAGAGGGTATTGATAGCTTTCTGATGAAGACAGCAGCTAGACCTTCTGTTACAACAGCAGAGGTTGAAGTACCGTTTCTTAACGCGACTCGATACTTGGCTGGCAAGACAAAGTACGAGCAGCTCTCTTTAACACTTCATGACCCAATTGCACCATCAGGTGCTCAGCAGGTTATGGAATGGGTAAGAACTCATTATGAGTCAGTTTCGGGTCGATCCGGTTACGCTGATTTCTACAAGAGAGATTGCCAGCTTAAGATGCTTGATCCAGTCGGAACAGTTGTAGAGCTTTGGGATATGAAGGGTTGCTTTATTACAGCTGCTAACTTCAATGACCTAGATTATTCAGCTGATGATGCTGTGGAAATCTCTCTTACGATACGTTTCGATAACTGCATACTTCAGTACTAATCAATCCTACATCCTAGACAGCAGACATGCGAAATCTTCGCCTCTGTTTGCTGATCTAACATTTTTTATTTTACTCTTTTTGCGAACAGTATTTATTTAAACGTACCCTTAATGTATGTCCAAAAGGAGATAAGCTTTAATGAGCAACAATAGAGAAACAAAGAACGAAATCTTTACAGCAGCAGATGCTGAAAGCCAGGGAATACAAACAAGAAACGTTGTCGCTGAGGATTTTGGTTTTGAAATCCCTGTTGAAACAGTCCCGTTACCTTCAGGTGGTAAAACATATCCGCAAGGATCTCCGCTTCACGAAGCATCAACTGTCCAGATTAAAGCAATGACTGCGAGAGAAGAAGATATCTTGACATCACGTGCCCTTATTAAAAAAGGAACTGTGATTGAGACACTCGTTCAGTCTTGCTTAATGGATAAGAAAATTTCTGTGACGGATATGCTGTCCGGAGATAGAAACGGTATTATGACCGCTATAAGAATTACTGGATACGGCGCTGAATACAACGTAGAAGTAGAATGTCCATCTTGTAATGAAAAATCTAAGCAAGATTTTGATCTTGCTGACCTTCCTATAAATCCCTTAAAAATCGATCCTGTCGTTCCTGGAGAGAATATTTTTGAATTCGACCTTCCGGTAACGAAAAAGACAGTTCACTTTAGATTTCTAACTGGGCGTGATGAGCAGGAAATTTCCATTATCGCTGAGAGAAAGAAGAAGAAGGGAATATTAAATGATAATACTGTGACAACACGTCTCAGACATTCAATTATTTCAATCGGCGGAGTCACTGATAAAAATAAAATCAGTGTGTTTATTGGTAACATGCCAGCAAGAGATTCGCTTGCGCTTCGAAAGTTTATTGACAAGAATGAGCCAGGTATCGAAATGAAGGCATGGATGGAGTGCCCTCATTGTTCAGAGCAATCGGAGGTGCGCCTTCCCATGGGCGTTTCGTTTTTTTGGCCTGACACCGAGTGATAAGGAAATATACTTAGAGCCAATTTTCATCTTAATGTATTATTGTGGTTTTACATACAAGGATGCATACTTGATGCCTGTCTGGAAAAGAAATTGGTTCCTTGAACGAGTTGTTTCTGAAATATCTAAGACCGGCACGTCCAAAGAAGCAGCAAACGATCCCATGCATTCCGCCCTTGCTGGGTCCCACCGACAAGATAGATCACCAAGTCGCCTGAGACGCTTCACTTAAGTAATACTTATACGCGTATGATTAATCGGGGAACACAATGTCTGTACGGTCTACGCTCAAGAGATATGCAATTGAGTATATTGCCGGAAAGCGTAATTTGCAAGACTGTGATGTTCCCGGAGTTAAGTGGTCTGCCCTCCGCCGAACGCTTATCGCCAACAAAAAGTACTTCGAATCCGCCGAACAAAGCCGGATTGCTAAGGCTTCGCTCTTGCTTGAAAAAAAGAGGGCAGAATCTAGATTTTGGCTTGAGACGGGTATTCGATGGCCTAGACTCAATGACAGGGCTGTCTAATGGCTAAGCTAGATGACTTAAAGTCTCAATTAGAGATTACAAACGAAATCAATAAAGCACTAAAAGAGCAAGTTTCACTCCTAGAAAAAATTAGTTCCGCCGGCGGACAGCAAGCCCAGATGATGAAAGATATCGCAGAGTCAGGGAAAAAGGTTGCCCCTGGAAAAGGATCTATTGCTGCTCAAAGAAAACTTACGCAAGAAATACAGAAAACTCAGCAAGCTTCTCGAGATATGACAAATGAGCTTCAGAAGAATGCTCAAAAAGCCGGCGGCGCCTTCGGTGCACTCGAAGGAGTCCTGGGCGGCTTAGGTAAATTTATGTTCTCGTGGAAGGGCATGGTTCTAGGCATGTTCGGCGGTCTTATAGGGGGAATAGGAAAAGTATTTAGCGGTCTAGTGGGTGTCGTCAAGGGAGTCTTTTCTGCAATCAAAAGTATAGCGAAAGTCTCTATGGGTGTCGTTAAGGCACTCATTATGGCTCCGTTCAAGATAACGGACATGCTAATGGGCACTGCCTCCAGAATAAAACAGATAGAAGATACTCTTCGAGGAGCCCGAGGCCAAGTTCAAGGCATGATTGGAGACTTCAAAGACGCTAACTCCACAACAGGGAAAGCTTATAATACAGCAATGGCAGCTGTCAAGTCAATGCCGAGAGGCATGTTTGGACCCCTTGAAAGAGGTTCTGCTGACATGATGAAAATGGCTGGCGAGTTTGTCAAAGATATGGGCCCTTATCAAAACACTCTAAAGAACATATCCAAAGAGGGTGTAAAGATGGGGATACATCTTAGCAAAAACCTGGGCGTAACTGCTGAAGGAATGCAAAGCATTGCAGCCTCTGCCAAAGCATATGGATCTGATTTAGGAGAAGAGTTTAAGACTATCACCCTCGCCATAGCAAATACAGCTAAAGTCAGTGGATTAAATGTTAAGACTTTAGGAAAAGACTTTACAGTCATGTTTCAAAAGCTTAAGCCTATGACAGGAATGGCGAGCTCTAGAATCGTTGCAATCACAGCACATTTCAAAAAGATGGGCATCGAGGCTTCTAAGGCGCTTGGTATGTTTGATGCCTTTGAAGACTTAGAAAAGGGTGCTGAAACTGTTTCGAAGATGTCTAGATCTTTAGGTGTACACATCAGTCAGACAGAAATGATAATGGCACGTGGTGATCCTAAGAAGCAACAGCAGATCGTCAAGAAAGCCATGCAAAAAGCCGGCAAAAGCTTTGAAACTCTTGGGTACGACGGCAAGAAGCTTCTGAACGAAATGTTCGGCGGAGATATGCAAACCACCATGAAGGCCTTTGGTAAGGCTGGAGCAGACGGTGGAGCAGCTGTTGAGAAAGCTGCAGCTGCTGCTAAAAAAGCCAAAGATGCCAAAGATCTTCCAGGGATTATGGCAAAGCTCAATAACAGCGTCAAGATCGTCTCTGATTCTTTTGGCAGACTATTGAAACCATTCGATGCATTCATGGACGGCATGGAGCGCGGTATGGGCCCCGGACTTGTCTCAAATATGAAAACTATCACTGCTTCATTTAGAGCTATGGGCCGATCGTTCGGCAAGTTTCTTACAGATCATAATATAATAGAAAGAGTGTCAGAATCAATCGCAAGCTTTGCCAAAAAAATTAAAAAAGTCATGCCTCTTGTAACGGAGCTTCTTTCAAATCTGTTTGGCGAAAGGCCCAAGAGCAACAGAGACGCTTTCACGATCCTCAAAGATATCGGTTCAACGCTTCTCGGTGCTTATGGAGATTTTTATAATAGCATCTCCAAAATGGCGGCTAAGGCAGCTGGCGTAATTGTTCCAGTGTTTATTAAAATGTTTGCTTTTCTTGGAGAACTTCTTAATAAAATCATCGTAGGTGCATTTACAGATAATTTAGGCGGCGAAGTATCAGGCATGTTTTCCAGCATGGCCAGCTCATTGAATTTAGGCGGACCTGAAGCTTCAGCTGAATGGAGTAAAGCAGGAAAAAAGATGGCCAAAGCCTACGACGAGGAGTTTGGAGCAAAAGAAAGATCATACATTGATGATAAAGGCAACAAGAAAACCGGTCAAATGGGTCTAGGTGATGCTATGCTCAAAAATCTCAAAGCATCAGCCAAAAAACTTGGCGAGGTTCTTGGTGATATCTTGATGGATGCCTGGCAGTACATTTGGACTAAACATAAGAAGAAAATCATTGCCGGCTTAGCTATATATCTTTTCGGTCCTGCGTTAATGAAGTCAATGATAGGTGGTGCCCTAGGAAGAGGTGTTGGCAACATGTTTATGGCTGGGGCCCGCAAAATGGGCCCCATGATTGCTAGGCACGGAGCGGTTTTAGCAAAAGGAGCAGCAGGGGCTGCAGCAGCTGCATCCGTCGTAATGGGCGGCATGAAAGCCATATCTGCATGGCAAGATACTGAAGGAGGATGGGCTACAAAAGGCGTTGAA